TACTGCACAGAGCCTAAAACATCTGGCTCATGCTGCGGAGAAAATCACTTCGTACCTTTTGAGGATTTATACGATGATGACAAAGAAGCAATGATTGAAGAATATTTAACTAAAGGAAATTAAAATGGTACATAAGAAGTTAATGGCAGCAAGAATTGCCTTGCAAAACGCACCTCTAAAAAAGTCTGGTCACAATAAGTTTGCTGGCTACAGTTACTTTGAACTTGGTGACTTTATCCCCACCATTAACCAAATCTTTAATGAAGTTGGCTTGTGTGGTGTAGTGTCCTACGATACTGAGATAGCAAGCCTGACCATCACAGACACAGACGATGGCACTAGCCTTGTCATCACATCACCAATGGCAGAGGCTAACCTAAAGGGTTGCCATCCTATTCAGAACCTTGGTGCAGTCGAGACATACACCAGACGTTACCTGTGGGTTACAGCAATGGAAATCGTTGAGCATGATGCTCTGGATTCCTCTGCGCCTATCAAGGAACAAGTAATCATCACGCCAGCACAAGGCATCCGAGATGAGTTACCTATTGAAATACTAAAGTATCTTGACGAGTTAGCAGTTGAATTGATTGCTACTTGTGAGAAAGACCCCAAGGCAGCTTGGGTAAGGTTGGAACAAGAGAACCTAGAGGCTGACCAAAAGGTAGCTTTGTGGGGTTTGATGCCAAGTAATGTAAGAAGCGCAATTAAGAAAGCGAAAGGTTAATCATGGAATACAATAATGAAAACAGAGGCGCATTATTTAAGAATGAACGCAGAGATGATGAGAAGTTTCCTCATTACAAAGGGTCACTTAATGTAGAGGGTGTAGATTTTTGGATTAGCGCATGGTTAAAAGAAAGCAAAGATGGGGCTAAGTTCATGTCCTTGTCTATCAAAGCTAAAGACCAAAAAGAAGCTAAGTCGCCTACAAAGCGTTCTCCAAAAGATTTTGATGAAGACGCACCTTTTTGATTACGATGGGAAAGTTGTGCAAAGAGTCTTTCGGCTTGCAGACGAGCAATGAGTACCATCACCACTATGAGAAATCAGTATGCAACCCATACTGACTTCCGTGATTTCCAAGGTTTGATTCCCGAAAATACGCATTTCTTGCCTAGCAACATAGACATGATTTGCGAGAGAAAGGGACACTTCCTAATCGGAGAGTGGAAGAAACCTAACGAGAAAATGGCTACTGGTCAGCAATTGCTACTCAAGGCTTTTGCTCAAGTTCCTAAATTTACTGTGTTAGTCATCATTGGTAACACAGACGGAGAAACAGAAGTTGGAGATGTGTTCCAAGTTGCTTTAGGTAAGTGCGTCAAGATAGGTAATGGTCTTCAATTTCTCAAAGACTTCTACGTTCTGTGGTACGAATTTGCTAACGCTACTTAGACGCTACACCCTTTTGTTTCTCAAATGTTCTCATCCCCGCTATACCCAAGATTCCAGACAACATAACCCACAGTTGTTCAGCATCTAGTAGCGGAGGAGGAGACATTTCTGCAGGGACGTAACTCATAGCCTGTAGCCACTTCCATGCCCATCCAAGTATCGGATATAACAGGAACTGATAAGCAAGGGCTGCTGCGCCAATCCACCCCACCGCAGGACGCCACCCAGACACAAACAAGCTAGAACTCTTGGCTTCTTCCTTGTTAACTTGAATTTGCGCTATGTCGATAGCTTGGTCTAGCTTCCTGTTCTCAATCTCCAACTGCATTTTCTCTTTGTCGGTTGTGATTAAGTCCCCTGCTACCTTACCCACAGAGTCAATGATTGAGGAAATATTAAGTAAGTTCATTTCAGTCCTGACAATGTACGATTAACCCAACCTAACAAGAACTTAGACTGCGTTCTGTTCTTATTGCAAATCTCAGCGTATCTGGCAATCTTGGCTAAAGCATAAGACTTACGAAAGTCTCCACCATTCTGATTGTTTAACAACTCAATGGTCTTAGCACCCATACCACCATCAGGAGTGGCATTAACAACGATTTGAGCAATCTTTACAGCCATAGACATACCAGCGTTAACCCCAAAGTTAAAAATGCTACTGGCGACCTCCTGTGAGGCTATCTCGTCCCCTCGCATCTTGTCCCAGAACTCACGCTTGTAGAACTCACGAACCAATGGCGTAGCACCACCAAAGTCTTTTCTGTCAATCAATGCCCAACCATCCCATTGAGGATTCTTGTTACGAGCAATACCTGCGTAGGTCATCCCACCAGTATCACCCTCAACATCGTGAAGGACATAACCGCCTTCATCCTTCATCATTTGCTCAAAAGCAGGTAAAAAAGTAGCCACGTTACTCCTCCGACATATCAGTTGAAGCCAAGTTAATCCGAGTCTTTAAGGCAGCAATATCCTCTGGCTTTTCCTTAAACCCAATTGCTACATACCCTGCAAACTTACCCATATCTGGGGGGATAGAGCCTCTACACATGAACTTAACACCTTGCTTAACACCCCACTCTCCCACCTTAGATGAGGGGTTGAACTCCTCACACAGAACTTCTCCGTTCAGCATAGCAACCATTGCGCTGTTTCTATCTGCTGATGCGTTAAAAAGTGAGGTTACTGTGCCTTCCATTGACTTCTCTCTTGAGCCATCAATGTTAAGAGCCAAGACAGTAGTGCGTGAGTTTGTTGCTAGGTTAGCTTTGTGAACCAATAAAACTACGCCATCTACGTCTTTAAGTAGGCTACGAGCAGGGGTAAGGAGTGCTTCTTGTTTAGCCAACTGAGGCATCTTGTCCTGAGTCGTAATGGCTTGTAGGATGACCTGCCTAGAATCCCAAGCAAAGTAGCCAGCAAACGCTAGGAACGACAACAGGATAACTGTAAACAGCTTAAAAGGGTTATCTACCCACTCAATCAAACCGATGACTTTACCAAGGGTGCTATCGTCTTTCTTGGTTTCTGGTTTGGAAGGCGCAGTAGGGGCAGCAACAGATACATTGATAGTCTGTTCGGCTTTAGGTTTAGGTGTTCTGCGCTTAACAGGGGCTACCTTTGCAGGGGGTTTTTTTGTAACCATTATGCGTATAAGTCCACTTTGCGGTTGGTAAAAATCTCTAGGTTAAGTTGATTGCGTTCTGCCTTCTTTACATACAACTCAAACTCAAGAGCATCAATTTTGTCATCCATCTTCTTCATCTTTAACGCTTGCTTGTAGTCTTCAGTCATCTTTTCAGCCCTACGCTCAAGCACATCTGTTTTAGTTGGATAGCCCTCTGGTTGCACCATTGGATACCATTTATACAAAGGCGGTATCATTTCTTTTCTCTTATTTCCGCATTGCGGTAGCCTTCAATAATCTTGCTTCTAATTTCAGAGGAGTCTGCTGTACCAGCCCAACTCGCTAAGTTATTCCAAATGCTTGACAAGTCTTGGGTTGAGCAAAACTTTGCATTGTTCGTAAGCCACATTGACATTTGTTGATGCCTCAATGATGGGTCATGCACACGAAAAGCAATTGAATAAAACTCTCGCACACTACATAGGTCTTTAGCCGCAGAGTGAAGTGCAAGAACAAGAACAAGTGCTGCTATCCATCTCACGACAAAGCCCAAACGATGATGTAAAAACACCAGATGACAGTCATACAAAAAAGGACTGCGCTAGTTACAGCTACAGTCCAATCTTTCATTTCATCATCGCAAAGATAATCCCACCCATCCCTGTAAGCATGACACCAGAGGCTGCCATGATGACGTTCTCTAACCTTTTAAGTCTAGCGCACAGCATCTCATACCTGAGTGTGCAGACCTGCTCATGGCTGTTTAGCCTAGCTTGAGTCTCATCCATTTTCAGCTTCTTTAGGAACTTGCGCTTCAGCCTGTTCTTTGATTTTAAGAATCAGAGGCCAAACGCCTGACTTGCTTGGCAATGAACCGAGCGTTTCAAGAACAAAATTTACTTCTGCTGTAGTTAAATCTATTTTAAATGTTTGCATTCTTTTTCTCCATTTTATTTTGCTCTCTAATCTTTGAAGCATTTGACATATTCATTTTAACTTCATCTGAGTATCTTCTACCCAATTGCGCTTTACGCAAGTTTGCTCGATGTTGTTCAGTAAAAACTTTAACCTTACCAAGAGCAGATAATTTAGCTTTATGCTCATCAGAAAATTTCATGCCTTTAGTATGTGTATTTCCCAATAAGGCTTGAGATATTTTTCGTTTTGCTTCATCTGATTGCTTTTTACCAAGCATATGTTTTCTGCCTAATGATGCCAATCCAATTTTTTCTTTTGTTTCTTCTGACAGTTTTTTACCTGTATTTAGTTCACTAAGATGTTTTCTTCGTTCTGGGTCAGCCATTCTTGTTTTTGCCAAATCAGACATTTTTTGTTTTGTGCAATCAGTGTGAGAATAACCATTTGTTCCATCGCCACCAATAGTCAAGTTATAGCCATTAGGAGACATTGTTTTAAATGCTTCTATTGCTTTTATCTCTAAATCTCTTATGTATTCGTAATCGCTTACAACAAGAATTTCTTTAACAAACGCATCTGAGCCATATTTTCTAATGGCTTTATGTAAGGCGGTACTACTCCCAGACTTTGCTTCTGCAACATGAACAGAAAATCTATTCTGTAAACCATTCTTCGCAATACCTATGTATTGCTTATTAGATGGTGAAGTTAATCTGTAAAGTTCAGCCATTGTTATTCAGACCAAGGAGTGCCAGA